GCTGAAGCCCTGCCAGAGCAAGGCCGCGTTGGGCGTTCTGGTGCGCCACGGCGTACTGCTGGTTCGCCATGTCCGCTGCGCGGGCGTAGTTGGCCGCGTTGACACCGGACTTGGACAGGTACACGTCCTTGGCGTTCTGCCCAAACTGCATCGGCGCCTGACGCCGCATGCCGTCCAGCGCGGCCTGCTGCATGTCAGCCGGGATGGGAGGACGGTCAGAAAGTCGGGTGTCGTATGTCAGCATGTCTACAGCCAACTCCGGCGGTTGCGATTCATGTAGCGATTGACAGTCTCAAATGCAGGATCCAGGCGATCCGCGTACCCACCGATCTGGTCCAGCGCCGTCCCGTAACCACTGGCGAGCCCACCCAGCACGCTGCCGAACTGCGCGCGGTTCCCCGGGTCGTTTTGCGTGGCATAGAACTGATCCATCCCTCGGCTAGAGGCGCCGTAGCCACGGTCGGACAACTCCAAGAGCCCGGCGAGCGACTTGGACAGCATGTCGCCTGGAGCGTTTCTGCTGGTGTAGTACGCGGCGTCCAACTGCCGCCGACCGGCATCGGCAGTGCGCATCTCATCGCCGCGCATGATGTCGCTCTGCAAGCCCCTCAGGAACCCGTAGTCTGGCCCAGACCGGGAGTAGCTGCTGTTGCCGCCGCGGATGCCTCCGCCACCGCCGCCGCCACCGTAGCCACCGCCGTAGCCGCCGCTGGCAATTGGGCCTCGCACGCCGCTGGCCGAAAACCCTCCGCTGCCACCGAACCCACCACCGCCGCCGCCAATGGAGGATGAGGAACTGGACTCGGACGAGTTGGCGTTGGCGGCTAGGCCAGTAAGCGCCGTATTGCGTCCGACGAGGGCCTGCTGGTTGGCTGCGTGCATATCCGAAGCAGCGCGCTGGTAGGCCGTCTGGTTGGCGGCCCACGCCTGGAGCGCGTTGTTGGTTGCGCCGCCATACGCGCCCAGGGACGCGGCCCCGATGTTGGATGCGGCGTTCTGACGGGCGGCCTCCGCCATGGCGTTGGCGCCGTAGAAGTTTCCGCGCTCGTTGGCCATTGCGGTGGCGACGTTGCCCATCGCCTGGGCGTACGGAGCATAGGTCTGGGCAACAGTGCCGGCAAAGGCGGCTGGCTGCGAATACAGCGTGGAGAGAAATCCTGACTCGGCCTGGGCGCGCTGCGCGCCAGCGTTGGCAAACGCGGCCTGCTTGTAAGAATCGGCCTCCATGGCCGACTGGTACGCCTTGGCGGCCAGCGTCTGCGAAAGCGGGTCGCCGGAAAAGGTGTAGGTGTGCTTGCGCATATGGTTCTCCTCTAGTGACTATTGTCCGGCACGGGCCTACGGAACTTCCGGCAACGCCTCCAGCGGGCCTAATACGGGCCCGCGGACGCCATTTCGTACGGCGGAAATCTTGAGCCTCGCCACCTGCCCTCGCTCGTCTACCGTGCAACTGTCCTCGTCAAAAATGGCCCGCTTTAAGATCAGCTTGTTCTGCGGGAACCCTTCGATGTCCAGGCTCCGTAGCGCCTGCTCAATGGCCGCAAAATGCCGCGTGGCAACCCGTATCCAAGCGAGGATCTTACGGTTGAGCAGTTGCTGGCCAGCGGGCAAAAACCCGCCGAAGATCACGCCGCCGGCTCGGCCAGCCGCTCCTGGCGCGCCCTGCGGGCCCGCTGGCCCTGCTGCCCCAGGCTGTCCGGGAGCCGGCTCGCCATTGATGTTCTGGACAGTCATATTACGTGCGTAGTGGTTTTCGGTTGTCAGGTTCTGCGTGTACGTGTTGCCTTGGATGGTCACCGAAGGGCCGGAATAGTACTGGTTGAGGTTCTGGGTCAACGACGTGCGCAGGTCAAACTCCGGCGACCCGTAGAACGTGCTATACCAATCGCCTGCCCGGTAGCCGCCGTTGCTTGGGGCCTCCACAAATCCTGCACTGCCGGGGAACAATTCCGGTGGATAACTGGATGGATCCCAGCCGCCCTGGTTGGTTAGCACGCCTCCGCGCTGCGGGAACGAGGCATTCCCGAAGGCCACTGGCCCCCGATGCTCCAAGGCTTGGTTGCAGTTGAACAGCGCCTGCGAGAGGGGTTGCAAGAGCGAGGACGGCATGGCCCCGTCAGTCGCCCGGTTGAACGCCGGAGCCGCCCTCGTCAGCATTACTGAACACCTGACACAGAGATAGAGTGAATCTGCACCGTGCCGGTCGTCTGGGTGCCCGACACCGCAATGGCCAGATGCCGGTCACCGCCGGCGCTTTGCTCATCGGCGCGCCCAGAGAAGCTGGCACGCGCGTGCCCAGTGGCCGTGCCCAGCGCACTGCGGTCGGACGCCATGTTGAGGGAGGCCGCCGTCGAACCACCGTCAACGACAAACCCGTCGCCCCTGTTGGCCGCTATGGCATTGGCCCTTGGAGAGTCGGAGTTGTTGTAATGCAGCGAGAGATTGAGCGTCTCCGGCGTCGGTGAGTAGACAACCCCAATGGAGCGGTTGCCATTCTCGTCCACAAACGGCCTGGGGCCTGTGCGGAACTGGTATGGAATGGCCGCCGTTGACCCAGAGGTTGTGGCGTCAAGCCGGCCGGCTGACTTGAGAATGCTCCCTGCCTCGCCGCCGTAGATCACCGCCTGTCTCTGACCGACGCTTGTGATGGTGGCGTGCGGCAGCGCTTGGGCAAATGTCTCTTCCCACCACGTTTGCGTGGCCAGCGAATAGCACAGGGCCCGCGTCGGGTAGGTGCCATCGGTCGAACGGCAATAGAAGAACCGCACCACCCGCTCCTGCGGGCTGGCCTTCATATAGAAGTACTTGCGCTTGGAGAAATCGATAATCCCGTCGCGCCAGTAGTTGTCGATGGCCGCCGAGATGGCTTCTTCCCGACCACCGTCAAAGGCGTACAAGCCATAGTCGTCGGCGATGAACGCCGCGCCACCAAATGTGTCCCAGCAGCGGGAGTTGATCACGCCGCGGTATGACACCAGCGTGATGGAGGCGTCGATGATGGGCTGGCTGATGTACTGGAGTTTGTAAATGTGTCTGGACTGGGCGATGAGCATGGACGCGCCAAACGGAATCAGCGCCACAATGGCGTCAGAGTCAATGGCGTTCTCTTGCAGCACCAACTCATTGGCGTCTGGCACGCTCTCGGGCTCATCGATCTCGGAGTAGTACAGGCTGTTCGGCTTGGCCCCGGTCGTATCCACTGCGTACCATGCCCGGTCTTGGAACATGCAGGCGACGGCCATGTTCTGCGGAGGAGGGTCGAACCGGCGGGCGTTGAGTTGGCCGCTGGGCAGCACAACCGGCATCAGGCCATATACGCTGGTGATGTTGCTGGAGGTGGTGTTGCGATCCACGTCCAGCAGCTCATGGTCTGTCAGGGTGTCCACATACGCCGTGTTCGGCAATACGCCGTTGACCTTGTCGATGCGGGCCACGCGGTACAGCACCACGGACTGATCGGCCGTCGTTCTCCACAGTTCGATGGCATGGACGCGGGACTCCGCCCCGTGGTTGTTGAGGTTCCACGTCAGCGACTGAAAGCCGGCTGTGGCGTCCACCTCTCGCAAGTCGGAAATGGAACTTGGGATAGGCCCGCCTTGAGACTCCGGCGTGTCATCCAGGTAGCGGATGCAGCACTGGTAGACTCCCTTGATCGTCGGTGCTATGACGGCGCTGGCAATGGCTCCGCTGCTCAGAATGGTGGCGGTCGGAGGAATCCGATACCGGCCACCCGACACAACGGTCACGCCGGTAATTTGCCCGGTCGCATTGACCGCACACACGGCGGAGGCGCCGGCGCCGGCAGAGTCGTCAGGGTCAGCGACAAATGTGATGACCGGGGGCGTCATATACCCCGTGCCGGAGTTGGCGACAGTCACTGATTGGACCGAATACTCCAGCACCGGATGAACGGTTGCCTGGATGCTTGCCCCACCACCAGACAGGGATGCCGTCACGCCAGTGGAGGTGGCTCCCGTCCCGCCAGCCAGGACGTTGGAGCCAACAAGCACGCCAGACGTGGTGTCCACAGACACTTGGACGTTGGCGCCTGATAGCCCTTGGGTGTTGTAGAACGTGAGCGTCGGATCGCCGGTATAGCCAGCGCCGCTGTCGGAACACTCCAGTCCGATCACGGAGCCAAAGACGTTGCAGGTGAATGCCGCGCTGGTTCCCTGCCCGCCGGCAAACGAAACCTGCGGCGGCCCCGTATACCCCGCTCCGCGGGCCGTGAGCTTCACGCCAGCAACCCGGCCGTTGGCGAGCAGGGCCGTGCCCGAAGCCTGGGTTGTAGCGCCTCCCCCAGTAAAAGACACGGTCGGGACGCCACCATAGCCAGCGCCGCTGTCCAGGATTTGCACGGACGCCACGTAGTTCTGCTGGCTGGCCGTAGATCCCACTGGCGCCGCAAATGTGGAGGGCTTACTGATTCCGATGGCTTCTAGGTATGGCGTATCGCCGTCCCACCGGAACCCGCGCCCGTGGCCGTCCACGCCGTACATGTCGTTCCACCGTCCTTTGAAGAACGTGATCGGACGAGTGCCGGCGTATGACAGCACCGACGCAGTTCCGGCCGCACCCGAGCCGCCGCCACCCGAGAAACTGACCGTGGGCGCCGATGTATAGCCCGTGCCGGCATTGGTGATCACCACACCCTGTACCATGGTCCCGGCCATCTGTGCTACTGCCGCGGCGCCTGTGCCGCCTCCACCAGAAAGTGAGACAGTCGGCGCAGACGAATACGATGAGCCGCCAGTGCCGACCGTGACTTTGACGACGCCAGATGCGAGCTGCATTATGACGGCCCCTTGGCCACAAAGATGCCGCCAGATGCGTTCTGATACACAACGTGGCCTGTGGTGCCGTGCTGGAAATTGAACACCTGCACCACCGGAGATGAGGCACCCGTATGGGTGGCGAACGAGACGTTGGTGATTCCAGATCGCACTACCACGGAGCCAGGAACGAGGGCTTGGATATTCACCTGCGTAGCCGCTGCGCCTGGAGGAATGGCGTACGGCCCGACATTGGTGACAAGCCCCTTCCAGGATTCGATGACGATCATCCTTGGTCTGGCTTCAGAGGAGTACGCCAGCCCCCGTCATGGTAGATTTCCTTGCTACGCCCAGAGAACGGCGCCAACTGGTCCTGCTCCATCGCCAGCCGCAGATCACGCTGGTACATCTGGAACGCCTTGTCCGCGCCCTTGTCCCGCGTCCGCGCCAGCCAGTAGTCGCAGCAGCTCTCCACCGCGGCCTGCATGTGCGGCGCCACGTCGATGGGGTCGGTGATCAGATACTTGGTGGACCCGGCGATGGTCCCGCTGTCTTCTGTGGTCAGGGCCGTAGACGAACCAACCGCCGTGATCTTGCTCTCCGATACCCACGGCGTGATCGACTCAATTGGCCCCGGACTGTTGGTGGTGTCGCCAATGCGCAGGATGGAGCCAACCATGGCCGAGGAGAAGGCCGTGCCAGAACCCGTGACGGTGCTGGAACTGCGCCCAACCGTGCCTTGCCGCAGTGCAGCCTCATGCCCCGAATAACGGATTGGGCGAGCTGTGCGCCGGTAGGTGAAGTCCACCGTCTCCACTTCCGTGGGATAGCCAATCAGTTTGATGGCGTATCCATTGCTATGGGGGTCTTTGATGACGGTCCAGTGGTATGGGTTGCCAGAGGAGTTCGACACCCGTTCGATCTTCATGGCCTCGTCGGGAGTCACATAGACCCCGGACCACCAGTTGAACTCGTCGCTGGGCTCGTCCATGTTGCGGAAGTCGGACGGCAGCGGATAGATCGACCGGAACAGCGTGTAGGCCGTGCCCGAGGCGATGTTCAGACCTGAGAACTGCGATCCAAAGGTGACGCTAGTGGCGCTGGAGTAGGTGCCGAGCGGATAGGAGCGGTCACCGGCGCGGATCGTCCAGTGCTGCACATTGGCCGCGGTGACGCCAGCCGTCGCAAACGAACCGCCGGTCAGCGTGACCGTGCCAGACGTGACGCCAATCGTCCCGGTGGAGTAGGTGGCGTTGGTCACCACCCGACCGTGGACGTGGTAGTAAGACCAGTCCCGGATAGTGGTGACTTCGTTGTAGGCCCTGTGAATGGCCGACCGGATGTCCCGCTGCTCGGCATCCTGCGGCCCGCCGTAGGAGGAGACGATCAAGGATTCAACGAGGTCGAAGTATGTGAGGTAGGCCACGGTCAGACTTTCTTCACCTTGCCCGGCTGCTTGATCGACTCAAACAGCGACTGATCCTCTGCGTAGTACGCCCGGACCTTCGCCTCCTGCGCCTTGGTCAGCGCTCCAGCCGAAGAGTCGCCGAAGTTGCTGTCCATATGCGGCAGCATCGCCACGGCCTCGTCCCAGGGAATCACTTCGACGGCCGGGAGCAGCACACCCTGGTCGGCCGCCTGCCACATGGCATGGAGCAGGCCGCCTTCGCCCACCTCCGTCAGGACATCCGCAGAGAGCATGAGCCGGCCGTCCGTCAGAACGCGAGGCATGGGGACGCAGTTTGGGGAGCCGTATTCGGCGTGGAGTTCCGCGAGCCGCTGGGCGAGTTGCGGCGTGAAGACCAGCGCGTGCATCCGCGCTTCTTCGATGCTGATCGGAAAAACAATGTCTGCCAGCGTCATGCTCTACTCAGCGCTGTCTGGAATGTGGTCAATGCGTTGTGAAGCGATAGCGCTTGAGCGTCTGTCAGGCCGTCGCCGATGCTGTACGCCTTGAGCGCAACACCAGCGAACCACCTAGACGCTGGCGTGGCGTTCCCGTCGTTGTCGGCAAAGACATGAAAATTACGCGCTACAGAAGCCGGAGTCGTGCTGGTTGCCAAAGTAGCAGTAACTGTGCCATTGGTGATGATTTTCGCACTTGTGGACGAAGTGCGCGTCACAATCTGCGATCCGGCCAGCCCATTGTTGTCAGTAGTGACGGCGGCGGTTCCGCCGCCCCAGAAACCGTCGCCGCGCTGGGTAGCGCCGCCGCGATGATACAGGCGGTAGAGTTGGTCGCCCGCCGAGTTTCGCAGGCCGATCATCTGGCCGTCAGTGCCTGTGTGGGCAGCGCGATACGCTGACAGATGCCCCGTCGCAAGAATTTGCAACGCATCCAAAGTCAAGCCGGTGTTTAGCCACTTCGCGTTTGTGACGAATGGTGTCAGCCCGCCGCTCGCGCCTGTTTCTGTATAGTCGGAACTGACGAAGTTGTTGTTGGTGTCTGTTGCGCTACCGAGCGGGTACGGATCGTACTCCGACGCCGAGGACGCTATCTCGCTCTGCACACCCCACACCAAGATGGCCTCGCTGCCGGTCGGGTTGTACGAAGAGCCGTCGCCAACGTCGATGCGGATAGCCATGTTGCCGCCGAAACTGTTCGTAACGGTGATGGCAAGCCTCCACCACCCGTTGCCGGCGTTGGTTGCCACGGCAGTCAGGCCAGTGGAGAAACTGCTGATTGCACCTGTTGTGAGATTGATGGTCCCCCACGCCACGCTGCTGCCGCCGGGGAACGTCATTCCACTGCTGCCGCTGAGAAGAATCCTCGCCGAGTTCCTTCCTGCCGCCTTGATGTAGGCCGACACTGTGATTGTGCCATAGCCGAAATTGTTGGCCGTGCTAACGATGTGCGGGGTCACGCCCGTCGCTGCACTGGCAGTGACGATATTGGCGTAAGGCCCAGCGGCAAACGGACGCTCCGTTGTCGATAGAGTCGCTGTGACTCCGCTCTTAGACCACCCAGAGGTGGTCATGTTGTCGCCGTATAGTTGCCGATTGCGGCCGGCATAGACCCTCCAGTTTTGGTACAGGGGGACGAGGCAGGCAGGCAGGCCGGTGCCGCAGAAGAGATTCAGACGGTAGAAGCGGTCGCGGATTCCGGCGGCGTCGATGGCATCGCAGAACGCATTGACTGCCGCCGCCGTGCTGTTGCTGACTGTTCCGCCGTTTCCGTAAACGCGGTTGATCCAACTCTGCGCGTCGGCGTTGCTGACTTGGGGCGGCAGCGAGATGCCCCACTTGGCCCCCAAGTACCGCGTCACGCGGCCGAGTTCTGCGGCAGACAGTTCGCGGTCATAGTAGGCAAACTCTGCGATGCCACCGTTGAGCGGATATACGCCAGACCCAAGACTGAACAGGTGCATCAGATAACTGCCCGACAGTTGCACCGAATAATTCTGCGAGGTTCCGCGAACTCCGCTGGCATAGGCAGTGATGGAGCCAGAGTTCAAAACCGTCGCGCCTATGGCCCAAGTGCCAACAGCGTATGAAGCAAGTGCGTCAGCCTGCGAGGCGGCCGAGCCGTGAATGGTTCCTCGCAGGGTAACTACAGGTGATCCCTGTATTGCCGAGCGAGGGCCGTTGTTGAGAACGCCGCGCTGGTAAATGCCTTGGTTGAGTGCCGATCCGCGAAACACAAAGACTGCCGTGTTGGCGGCGGTGTAGTCCCACTCCGGAACGGACATGGCCTGCGAGCCGACAGTGCGGAGCGTGGATCTCCCGTTGAGGTCGCCTGTGGTGAATGTCGGCCTGCTCGCTGCCGTGCTTTGCGTGGCGTGTCGCCCTCTGCCGGACTTGTCGCCCCAATAGCCGGCTAAAAGACTGCCTGCTGGCGTTGCCTGTACATGAACGCCAGTGATGCCCCACTTTGCGGCGAGGTAGGCTTCGACGCGGGCGCGGTCGGACGTTGAGAGTGCAGAATCAAAGACGACAATCTCGGCTATGTAGCCGTTGAGATGATTACCGGCGTTTGTCCTGTACGAGCCGATTGCCGTCTGTGTGCTGCCGGTTGTAAGCGACCCAGATGCCGCGCCGGCGGCCGCCAGCAAACCAGACTGAAAAATGGACGATGCCCCGGCTTGCACTCGTCCTGTCACAAGCGTCGGCGATGTCCCTTGAGGCGTGTCGGAGAAGTTGGAATATCCCCAAGTCCGAAAAGAGCCGTTGTGAATGACAAGGCGAGGCGACGAATCATCGGCCGGCTGGAGGGCGCTTGATATGATGCCGCCGTACTGCCCAGAGTTGTATTTGAATACCGACAGAATGGTGACGTTCGGCACTTGCAGGAAGCCGCTAGAAATAAGCATCTGATCGTCCGTGCCGTCGAACGTCACTACGCTTCTGCCATTGAGTCCGCCGGCGGTCAGGGTCGGCCTTGCCCCACCGCTTGCGGTGGCGTGGCGATTGTTTCCGCTCTTGTCATTCCACTGGCTCACCAGACCGCCAGACTGCGTGATGCTGGCCGCATCGCTCGCATCCCACCACCCCACGCACCCACTGATCTCCGTAGGCGCCGCCACCGCCGTCACCGGCCCAGCGTCAGTGGTGTAGAGCGTCGAAGCGTCAGACCCGTCCAGCCACAGGGCGAGGCCAGAGATGGACTTCGGCGTGAACGCGCTGCCGGGCCGCAGGGTGCGAGGGTTTAGGGGCATCGGGTCAGCCCTTGGCCATCACCGTCATGGCGCAGGTCGTAGCGCCACTGACCACGGGCACCACATGATTCACGGCGAAGCAGGCGTCCGGGACGGGATGAATACCCACCGTCACGGCCGTTGTCACCGCCGAGCCCTCAGAGTAAATCTGCCGCGGGGTCACCGAGGGATCCACAGTGCCGTACCAGTTGATCTGGGTGGCGCCGTTGGTGTTGGCGATCATCACGCAGGCACCGCCAAAGCGCCCGAACGGGAACATGCCGGACGTGGTGGCGGCCGAACTGTTGGCCGTGATCACCGCGCCTGGAGAAAAGTGCCGTGCAATCTCGTTCATACTCCTCGTCCTTTCACTCGGTACGCATGCTTCTCAATGACTTTGGCCCGCAGATCCTTGGCGTCGGCTGACGGGTTCTTGCGCTTTTCCTTGCGCACTTCTTCTTTGATGATGGATTCCGACAGCACCTTGCGCTGCGGCGGGGCAGGGCCGGGGTCGTAGTTCACGCTGCCCGACACGGCGAGGCGGCGCTTTTGGGCCACCTTCAGCACATCATCATTAGACGACACCCAGGCGGCCGGATCCCTCCAGCCGCGCTTGTCGGCGATCCCGGCCACGTAGTACTTGCCCGAGGGGTTGATCCCAGCCTGCTTGGCCTCGCGGATCATGTACTGGGCCTGCCGGCGGGGCAGGGAGTCGAACTGCTCGTTGTTCTGACGGCCCTCCAGGAACGCTCGCTCGGTCCCCTTGGTTCCCGGAGGACACTGGAGCGCGCACATTTCAGCCCACCGCTCGCCGTAGGGCAGGGCACGCTCATAGGTTTCGATGGCCTCTCGGCCCAAGGCCAAGACCGACTCGGGAATGCTCATATATGACTATTGGGCGGGAGGAGGCCCTGGAGGTGCCGCCTCTTGGGGCGGGCCCGGGGGCGGCGGAGGGGGTGGAGGAGGAGGCGGAACCATGAACTCCGACACGTCCATCTGGTTGACCTTGCCCCAGGTGGACAGCATGGCGTTGAAGATTTCCGGCTGACCGGCCTGCATCATGCCCTGCGACACCGGGGCGATGATCTGCATGAAGTTGTTCAGGTTCTCAACCTTGGTGGCAATGTTGGGCTTCCTGGCAGACCCGGCCTCCACGCGGTACGAATACTCCCGAACGATGTTCTCCGGGTTCTCGCCCTGGACGTGCATGCCCCATGCCTGGGCCGCCAAGTCTCCGAGCAGCGGAGCAACGTCCTGGGGATAGATCAGCCACCGCGCCATGAGGGCTTCCTTCCGAGCAACCTCGGACAGACAGTCCTCCAGAGAATTTGCGTAATCGTCGGGCCTGACCGAAATTTGCTCGCTCTTCACGGCGGCTTCTGCCGCACTTCTGAAGGCTGACCTCGTCATACCGTAAATGAGTTCGGTCAGACCGACGCGCCGGTCGAAGAGTTCCGTGACCGCCTGGATGATGTTGTACATGTCCTGGGTGACCCCAGGCATCTGGAAGACCGAGATCACGTCGTTCACCGAGCGGCCAACGGCCTCGGAGATTTCGACAATGTTGAACCCGCCTTCGCTCTTCTCCAGGATCTTCGATTTGATGTCTGGGTCCGCTGCCTTCGCTACGCCGATGAGCGTCTGCGAGGACGTGGCAATGCGCGTGGCCAGGAACGACATCGCCCAGTTGATAAAGCGAAGCTCTCCGATGCCGGGCTTGATCAGACTGATCGGCCAGGAGTAGCCGGGCTGACGATGCCAGGACAGTAGCGTGAACGGCCAGCCGTTGGGCTCGGCCCAGAAGGGGATCGGCCACTGGCAGGACATGAACAACGCCTGCGGGATGCCCGTCTCGTCCACCTCTTCCTGGAGGATGGCCGGTGGAGCATTGAGGGGGAAGTCGATTCCCTCCGCAACGACGATGTAGCAGTTGGGCCCGAGCGCATCGAACTTGCCGCGGAGATCCTTGTCAGCGTCCTTCAGCCGGTCGCCGAAGCCGGTCTTGGAGTAAATCTCCCAGTAGCAGATGAGGTCGTTGGTCTTGCCCGTCCGCTTCTTGTGTTCGTAGCCACGGTCGCCCTGGTCGGCCCGGGAGGAGTAGGACTCAATATGGCCCTTGAGATCCTCCCGAGACAGCCCGAACTTCGCCGCCACTTCGTCAATCGGCTGCACCCGCTTGCGGGCTGCCCAGCGGATGTCCTCAAACTCGTCCGCGTCGGGATCCCACACAAGGTTGTCGATGGAATCAAAGAACGAACCGGCAAACTTCACCGTGGCCCCGAGCGGCTGGTACAGCTCATGCCACCACACACCCGCGCCTTTGATGAACGCCTCGTCTACCACCTTGCGGGTGTGTCGCTTCAGGTCCAACTCATTGGGCGTGTAGTTCAGGTAGTCCTGGAGCAACTGAGCGATGAGCTTGCGGCGCTCATACATGAAGCCCTGCTGCTGGACAGCCTGCTCATAGGCCATCATCATCGGGTCCGGCATCATCACCGGCTGGCCGTCCGGACCCATGACAGGTTGCCCATCGGGGCCCATCTGCGGGACAGGAGGCTGCGGCTGGATGCCAAGGAGCGCCGGCCCGATCACCGGATACTCCTTGGGGGTCACCGTCCGCTGTGGGTTGCGGTGGTGGATGACTGACCCAAAGAGCGTTACAGCCTCAAAAACACGGTTCACCACCATGCGAAACGGCGGCGGATCGATGCCCTTGTTGTAGCCCCGCTCCCCACGCGCATGCTCGTTGGCCCACATGGCGTTTGGGTCCGACGAGTAGAAGCCCATGGCTTCCTTGGCGTCATCGGAGAAGACCTTCTTGTGCTTCTCGGCTTGCCGGATGCACTCCAGCCAGCGCTTGGCTATGGGGCGCAGAGGGTTTTCTTCGGACATGGCGGCTCCTACTGACTAATGCCCTTATTTGGCCTTCTTGGGCTCCAGGACAGCCAGCTTCTTTTCCAGGAGCGAAACCCGCTCGGAAAGCAGGGCAATCTTCGGATCCTTGGGCCGGTGGTCCCAGAAGCCGTACCGCTTCCACTCGGGGAACTCTTGGACCCCCTCATCGGTGACGTGGTGGACCGAGGGCTTCACCACCATCCCCAGTTCGCCGGCCATGGCAAACAGGGTCAGCGTGCGGGCCGACGCCTTGCAGACGATGGCCGGGACGGCCGGGGCACCCTCATGTGGCATGAACAAGACAATCTCGCCAACTTCGGCCTTCGGCATCTCATAACTCATCGCTTAATACTCCCATTGGGGGCTAGGAAAATGCACGGGTCTTCGGACTTCCGCTGTCTCTTCAAACGGTCGGATCGCCACTTCACCCACCACGGCTCGGGGCCCACCTGTGACGGTGGCTTGTGGTAGCGGGGCTCATAGGCGCAGAGGTATTCGGCGGTCTGACAGGCGTGGACCTCGCCGCGTGTCTGCGGCTCGTCGGTCACGTAGACCTGTCCATTGACCGTGGTGGTCTTCTTGCGGTAGCGCTTCAACTCACGGACGAGGTTGGGACAGCCGCCCTCCAGTATCCGAAAGCGCGTGGTGCCGTCACCGCGGATGTGCATCATCTGCCGCACCATGGCCGTGCGGGCCGGGATGTCGTCCGACCCAGGCAGGAACTGATGGCCCGTGAGGGCGAAGCGGTAGTTGCGCTTCTTCAGGTCCTCGGAGTACAGCTCATGGGGCAATCGACCCGACCCAAGGTCACGCAGGGCTCCGCCGTGCATGTCCATGATGGCGGCGTAGATGTACTGGTGCTGGGCCTTGGAAAAGAACTGCTCGCCCCAGATGAGTGCGTTGCAGTTGCGGATGTACAGCTCGTCATAGAAGAGAATGAACTTCTCGTCCGGCGGGACCGCGGCAAACAACGTGGCCATCACCGCATGTCCGGGGTCAATCGCCACGTACCGCGTCCACTCAGGCGGGATCTGGCCGTCCGGCAAGTCCGACCTGTTCATCATGTGGACCGACGCATTGAACGTCGGATACATGAGCGTGGAGCCGGTGGTGAACTCTCCCTCGGCCCGCATCTTCAGTTCGTCCTGGCCGAGCGCCGCCCACCGCTCTAGGTTCTTCTTCTTCTCCTCTTGGTCGATGTGGTCGTTGTCCAGGAAGCGGAGAACGAACTTCTTAATGATGGGGGTTTCGACGCCATCTTCTTCAGCCTTGTCGGCCCGCTCGCACAGACCAAGAAGCGCATCATTCTTGGACCACGGCATGGCCGACCAGACAAAGCGCCCCTTGCGATCCGAGAGGCGGGCCTGCATTTCGCCCACCCACCGCTCGTTGTTTATGTCCTCATCGATATGGACAAGGTCAGCCTGGAAGCCCTGCGGAGGCTCGCCCTCAGAGGAGAAGCAGTAGATCGTCCAGCCGTTGGTCAACTCAGCCTTGT